TTTTGCGCCCTTGAGAGGACGACCTCTTTGTTCACCAAACAGGTGCGCGTAGTGAACCAAGATCCGCGGTTCTTGTTGCGAGAAGTCAATTGCCGCCCATTGTTCTCCTTCTTCCGGTAAGAACAGGCTGCGGATCATGGGGCCCAACTCTGGATCCCGTGCAGGAATTTGTTGGAGGTTGGGATGGTTCATGGATATGCGACCGCTGACCGTGCCGCCATCGTCAGAGCGGATTTGGTTTATGTGAGCGTGTATACGACCATCTGAGCGGCAATGTTTGAGGATGGTGTTGATAAACGTGCCAGAGGTTTTGTTGAGGTTACGGGCTTGCACGATAAGTTGCGCCAGTTCTGACGGGTGGTCAGAGAGAAACCCTTTAGTAAAGGAGGGCTGACCTTTTTCTGTGCGCTCGTAGGGGAGAGATGCTTCGTCGAAGGCTTTGGCTATAGACTGCGCGGCCCATATCTCGACGTCAAAGCCGACGGTGGATCTTATCTTTTTTAAAATTTCTTTCTCGCGCTTGAGCAATGCGTTGCGTGTGCGCTCTGCTTTGTCAGTATCTACCCTGACGCCGCGCCAAGTCATGTCCACCAAGCAGGGCAGGAGCCGTGTTTCGACGTCCACGATGTTTGACAGGCCGTCTTTAGAAACTTCTACGGAGAAATAGTTGTATAGTTCCAGTGCGAGTTCTGCGTCGGCTTCGGCATAGGGCCCGACGAACATGGCGGGCAGCTTCCACATTTCTGCTTTGGGATCCACGCCAAATGCTTTCGCGGCTTCGATCAGTTGCTTTTCGGATTTAACTTTGCCCAGATGGTCAAACGACAGGGAGTTAAGCGTGTAGCTAAACCTGTTTTCGTCTAGCAGGGATGCTATGACCATAGTGTCGATTACTTTGCCATTTACGGTAAAACCCATGCGCCGTGCCCATCCAACGTCGTATTGAGCATTGTGCATGATTTTTTCTGCGGGACTTTCGAAAACTTTTTTTAACCAACGATTGGCTTGTTTTTCGCATATGTTCCCGCCGCCGAAATGTCTAATAGGAATGTAGCCGCTCCAGTTCTCTGTGGCAACGGCATAACCTACTACCTCACCGTCTCCGGTGGCCCATCCGGGGCCCGCGTTCTTTAGGTTTGGGTCTTTTGTTTCTAAATCTATAGCAATGCGCTTGGCACCAGTAAGATCAGGGAGTTCACTGGGCGGAACCCATTCATTCTCCGGTGTGAACATTGCCATCTGTAGGCTCATCTTCTGGTTCCTTATAATAAACTAATACAAACGTATCGCAGTTAGAGCATGAGAGGTTGGTAACCATGTCGTATTCGGGCTCATCCTCTGCATCATCATCTCCGCCCCAGATTAATTTTGCTTTGCAGTGCCAGCAATTCATTGCTCTCCTCCTAAAGCTGCATACCCGCAGATGTCCACCCATGAATCCTCTTTGTTGGATTTCATCAGCCGCGCGGATTTTACCAAGACCATGCAGACGGCAACCTCTTGGCGCGTTGTCGGACGACTCAGAAAGACGGACCAGAGGTCCGCGATATCTTGGAAGTTCTCTTTTGCATCACCGTATTCTGAGGCTCGCGCTCCATTTATGAGAGACTGTGCTGTCTCAAGAATTTCGTCACGTTTCATTTTTTTCTTTCCTGACGGATAACTATAAAGTTCACACTTAACACACATGTCTTGTGAATATCGATTCCAAGAAGTTGTCCACGAATATCCACAAGAGCATTCGTAATGCCAATCCCTTGGCTCCGAACACTCAGTCATCGTCTTTCTTCTCTTCTCTTGGTAATTCATATCGCGCTTTAATATCACGCACAGTGTCAGGGTGTTTGTCTAAAACATCCGCAATCTCAACGCAATTCAAACCATTTTTCAGCATCTTATCGACCATGCGAGCAGTGGGGTTAAGCGGCCTTAAAGACTTTGGCCTGCCCCCTTTGTATGCGTTTTTTTGATTTTTCTCCGCGCTGTACGCGTTCATATTTCCCCAAGTTTTTCGGGCTCGTGCATTTTCAACGATAGCTAGTTTGGCCATAGCTTGGCCCAACTTCTCTTCGAAGACTTTCATATATCATAACTCCTTGTCGCGTCTTCAGGCTCCACCAAATACAAGTTCTTTCTTGTACGCGTCACTCCGACGTAGAAAACACGATGAACATCGTCGGGTGCAATTCGCATGGTACTGTCCGCAGCGGGAGACAGGTCCGTGAACAATACAACGTTGTCCGCCTCGCCACCTTTAGAACCGTGGATCGTGGACACTACAATGCGGGGAACGCCGTTAAACTTTTCTCCGCGGCGCAGCAACGCTGTCACGTAGGCGCGGTCTTTGTCTGCGATACGGTCCATTGCTTCAGACCAGATCATATCCTTTGTGGCTATGAGGCCGTGGGATATTTGCAGATCGTCGATGTTAACCAGTTCGTCATCTGGAACGCCTTTGATTTTCTTATACCCCCGTGCTACGCGTTTCCCTGTGGACATAAAGCTATAGATGTTTCGGGCTGTGTCGATAGGTATTTCCTTACCGCGTTGAAGGTCAGTCCATCCGTTTACGGCGTCACTTAGTTTTTGACCAATGGACCGTGAGCCGCGATATTCGTACAGATAACCAAAGGACCGCAAGTCTGTTGCTACGGGCTGTAGTTGGTATCCCGCTTGTGCGAGTATGAGCCACGAGCCCTCTCCCATGTCCAGTTCCCCAACTTGCGCCACGCGTCGGCACTGGCCTTCTTCTTCGCGTGGCTTGTATATCTTGGGGTAACGGTGGTGAATGCGGCGGGCGATTGTTTCTGCTACGCGGTGAACGCTTGCGGGTATACGGTAGGATTGTTTAAGCGTTTCTGATCCACCGTCCAGTCCAAGGAAGTGTTCGACGTCGGCCCCTGCCCATTTGTATATGGCTTGGTCATCGTCTCCTGCGCAATACATCTGCTTGGTCTTGGCTTCTATCAGATGGGCAATGTCCCACTGCATGGGGGATAAGTCTTGGGCTTCGTCTACAAAGCATAAGTTAAAGCGCGGGCAGAACTGATGGCCTTTGTCGATAAAACCTTGCAGCATATCGGTGAAGTCATAGAGGCCGCTTTCGTGTTTATAAGAGCGCAGCGAGCGGTCCACATGGTTGACGGTGTTCCAATCGTGTTGCAGGCTGCTAAGGTTGTACTCTTTACGCAAAGAAGTCTTCTTCAGCCTCGCGAGGTTGATGAGCCCAAGGATGGGATCACTGGCTTTGACAGCATCTTGGACGTCCTCTTCCAATTGATTTACGCGACCTGTCTCCAGTTTAATGCCCATTGCTTCGCTGAGTTCTTTGTAGTTCTCAGGTTGCATGATTTGTTCTGGACGGATGCCTGACAAAGAGAGTGCAAAGCTGTGCAGGGTGCGGAAGTATTGCAGATCCTTTTGTGGGTCCAAACGAAAACGCGCCGCAGCGCGTTCCTTTGCTTCTGTTGCCGCTTTGCGGGTAAAGGCCAAGAACCCTATAGATTGTGGTGGGGTTCCCGCTTCCAAGGCTTTGTCTACCATATTTAGTAGCGTGGTGGTTTTGCCCGTTCCGGGCGGTCCAAATATCCTAAACATCAGAAAGGTGCCTCACCTTTTGCTGCAAAGATTGGAGTGGCCAGTTCGACGTCACCGTTGTCAAAAGCAGGGATCTTCCATACGCGGACAGGCCGACCTTTGATTTTAAGCAACATGCTTTCACCGTTAATGTCTCGCAGGCGTTGGGCAATCTTGTGCGACTTGAGTTCAAAGAACTTATTCTTTTTGAGAAAGGCTTCGAAGTCTTTTAGACGGAAGTAAGTCATCTGCTCTTCGTCATCTGTCCACGGGCGGCGGAGTAAGATTTCTTCTTTGTCCTGCGCGGTTTGCAGTAAGACGCAGAACTCTTCCAGATAATCGTAGAACTGCCCGTTGATGCTGGCATCTTGTGCGACCTCAACGATAGCACTGTCATTCTCTGCCATCTCTCTTAGCAAGGAACTTATGCGCCCTTCCCACTGCGGCTTGGCTACAGTGTGCGGCATAAGGTTAAGCTGCTCCATGCAGGCCCGTTGAAACGAGGGTTGGTTCATTAGACCGTCTGTGTCTAGCTCCAAGGGTTCACCGTTGACGTCTAAAAACCACACAGGCGGCGTGGAGTTATACTTGCGCAGGTTTGCGACAGGAACTCCTGACGCTGCGGCTCCGATACCAAACCGTTGGGTACGACACAGATCCTTGTTGCAGTATGCGTTGATCGGCGCATCGTTACACTTGTAAGCATATTCTTTGCGCTGCACTTGCTTGGCGACCACATTAACTTCGTTAAGAGGCAGCGGCGGCTCAAAGTAATCGTTGTTATAGCGCAGGATTTCTGTTTCCCACGTGTCAGGGTGCGCCTTACGCAAATATACACCAACGTTGAACAGGCCGTTGTTGCGACCACCTTCTGATATTTTGATACGCGCCAAAGCTTTGAGGCACGGCGGACCGTTGGCAAAGGCCTCGCTATCGTTTTCTTGGGTTACTTGCAGATTGACGATCTGCTCCGGTGTTTGCTTATGCGCCTCGTACAGCGCCAAAAACTCTTCCAGAGTACCAGAGGTGCCGTCATCTAAGATAGCGTAGCGTAGCCCCTCTTCTGCGTCGTAATAAGGCAGGTTAAGAAAGTTACCGACGTCTCCACGATCAAGGTGCAACTTGACTTGCTTTGGAAAGATTTCACTACCGCCATAGCCAAGGGCCGCGGCAATATTTTGCAGGGCCTTCTGCATGTCAGAAGCTTCGACCCATTCGATAGAG